AACGGATTGGATAAAAATGAAGGTTATGATGGAGGAGGATTACGTGGTATGCGGCTATATCCTAAAAAGTAACCACATGACCAGCATTATCCTGGGACAGTACCGGGGTAATACATTAATCTATAAAGGACATGTTACCATGGGTGTCAGTGGGCAGGCGTTTGATATCATCTCCAGACATCCCACGCTTCCATCTGCCCCATTTATCGCATATCCGGCAGGCCACGGCAATGACCGGGCCATATGGCTCTCTCCAGACCTTGTATGCATTGTAAAGTTTATGCATCATACCAAATCTGGAGGGATGCGGCAGCCGGTATTTAAAGGATTAAGGTTTGACAAAACAGCAGCAGAATGCATTGAAAAATAGGGCGGGCCCGGTTTATTGGTACCCGCCTTTTTACTCCAGTCTATTTTTCTCTTAATGCTGCAAACTTTTTCTCTTGTATTAATAGAGTTTTGTTATTAAAACCAAGGGTAGCACAAACTGCCATTCTATCATTTGCATCATATTGGTAACTAGAAAGATACCGATATATATTATCTTTCAAAACATGTTGGGATATTTCGCTTAAACAATCTTTTCCTTTAAACAATTCGTTAATCTCTTTTACTGGCAATTTTGTTGACGAAATTCTTATTAAATATTCTAATTGTGCCATTTTTGCAAACTCTGTATTATGTGCACCACAATAGGAGGCAATATTCTCCTTCAAAATATCACTACTTAGACTTCCTGCCATTCCCATTAAGTTAGCCTCTATAAAAGCGTATAAGATTTCCGCAAAGGATGCTTTAATCACTTCTGTAAACTGACTCTGGTATTCAATATCTTCTTCATTTCCTTCTTCAATCTTTTTCTCCACCATATTTATAATATTATCTACCATATACATAGCAAAGTTACATAGTGAACCAATAATTTTGGAGACCGACTTAAAAATAAAGTCAATTCCATCTTCTCTTGGAATATTCTCCATTCTACCAGAATAGTTTTTTAGGATATTTCCCATAAAGTCTATATATTTAGATAATTTAAGAACATCACTGTTAATCTCTCTAACTTCTTCATCAATATTACCTTCTTTTTGAACTATCTCTTCCTTAACCTCTCGTTCATCAAGCTCCTCTAATTTCTTCATTCTGTGGAACATTATAAATACGTCTAACCTTTTTTTCTATATCTCCACTCCAATTCTTTATTAGTTCTTTTATACTATCATAATGAAAATCCTGAAATTGGTGTAACAGTGGTTCGCCAAATTCTTTAACCAGCGGAATGATCTGGTATTCTATAATTTATAGGCTAAGAATAATGCAATATTGTAATTAACATCATTATGAATATTTTCAAATACTCTTTTAATCACTACTTCTTTTTCAGTTGGAGACAAACCGCTTTCTATATAGCTCCCCACAAAATAATAGTACATATAGCTGTGTTTAAATCTATAAGTATCATGTTCACATTCCAAAAACTTGTAGGTTAACAGAAGCTGTATAATATCTATTATTTTTAATTTAGAATTAGAATGATTCTCTTTATAATCCAGTATTACACTAACAATATATTCGTCATCCACCCACCCCTGCTTATCTTCTATATACATTCTATATGCTAATTTCTCAAGTATTGTCTTATATATACTTATATTATTACTTATTTGACCACCAGTAGCCTCAGAAATCATTGTAAGCTTATTAAGAATTAAACCATCATAAACGTAAGAGTATCTGCTATAATCCAACTGAGTCGGATGATCCTGCTCCAAATAAGAAAGAACTAATAATAGGTCTATGGGTGTCTTATTGAAATAATTAGTTTTCATTACAGCCTCAATTTGAGCGTACTTCTCCTTACGTTTTGCATCGAAAATAACACTATTTACATCTTCTTCGCCGCTTAATTGTATCCATTTATTTACGATACGTTCTCTTGCGGCTCTTCTCGTTGGTTGAATAAATAAAATCCTAAATGTATCTTGAATAAAATCGTTCATTTCTACATAATTTAATGGATTTATTATATCTAACATATGATTTCTCGTTATAATAACATATCCAAATTTATTTGTCAGATACCGTAAAAACTTTTTGGCATTTTTATCCATTAGTTTTATTTCTTCAAAATTATCAATGAAACAAACCCTCTCCGTAGACTCTTTTTGCATAATTGCATCAGCATCTACATTATTATAAGTAGAAAGATATTTATCCGCCACAATCCTATTCAGAGCTTCGCCGTCTGCTGTATTTATTTTTCCTATGTCCAAAAATATCGGGAACTTTTTTAGTTCAAAAAATTTCTCGAATAGCTGCTTTGATAATGCAGTTTTTCCATATTCCTTATCACCGCGGATGGAAATAAATTTTTCTTTTTCAATAAATTCTATCAAAGTTGACATATCATTAATAATTTTAGTTACTTTTCCTCTTTCCTCTCTTAGCGTAGGAAATCCAAATATGTCTGACAATTTTATCTCTTTTCTATCTCCACATAGTATGTCTATATCCATCTCTTCCAAAAAGTTATAGACTTCCTTCTTTAATTCTATGCCAGAACCTAAAAATCTATTCCTCTTAAAAGGATGATACCCTGTATCTATAATTTTTTTATAAAGAACGCCATCCCATTTATATGTGAAAAAACATTCTTGTAACATTCCCACATGTTCAAAATTAATTTTCAATATATTGAAACCACTTTGATTTGGAGTATATTTATCAAATAGTTGATTTCCTTTTACAAAATAATAAGACGATTTATCATAGTTTTCTTTTAAAACGAATTCTACAGAATGGTCGTGACCGACTAATATGATATCTGAATATTTTTTGTGGTAATTATTCCATACCTCTTTATCATCCCAATCCATCCACTCAGCATCGTGATGCATCATTGTAATTACAATATCATCAGGGGACTTGTCAGGAAGCTGGTCAGATGGCATTTTCATCTTTCCATTGACAATTTTCATTTTACCCTTTTCCTCATGCCGTTTAGAACACCAGCTAGTATTCAAACAATGAAATTTAATACTAATTCCACTTTCTTTTAAATTCAACTCATTCACTGTCAGGATTTTATCCGGATCACAGGACATAGCTCCAAACTTTTCCTTCCATTCCGAAGCAAAACTAAAGAAATTTTTTTGAATACCAGTGCAAGCTCTTAACTGATTAGTATTAGTTATATCAAGTTTTGGTGATGCGAGTAACGCATCTCTAACTCCTGCATTTTCATCTTCAAAATCACAGTCATGATTTCCTGGTACAAATATTGGATGAATTTCAACCTTGGGAAAACGTTTCTTAATAATTATACAGATTTCTTCCAATATCATCCCAATAGCTTCAAACTGATTTTCTTGTCCGGAAAACGCGAAATCACCTGTAACACAAAACAACATATTTGCATTTTCCGAATCAGTTATGTGATTACAAATTGCGCCTCCAAGCGAAGAGACTCTTTCTGAAAGTATTTCAAAGTCACTATCATCTCTAATATGTATGTCCGTTAAATGAACTATTATAAGCTCCATGCTTTTCCTCCTAAGTAATACAGTTTTTATTACAAAATATATTTGGGCAATATTTTACATTTCGTCCAGATAAACATCTTTTATCAACTATATCATGCCGAAGGAAGGTTTTCAACATTTCAATTTGGTAACATGCAATTCAATGATAGTATTTTTTTCTATAGATGAGGATGTTATCTTTCCATCAATCTATTACCATAGATTATATTCAGCCTCATTAATTAAAAATCCCTATGTACTGTTCACCTTCTGGCGCTACGTACATAGCGCATTCCAACGGATGCCCGGCCCGCGGCTCAAAATAATAATCCTTGCCGTCAATTACATGCCAATTGGTCAGAGCGTATCCATCCGGGTTAAAATAATACTTGTGATGGTTTATAATCTGCCAGCACTCCTTGTAATACTCTGTGGTGCTGTATGCATACCACCAGCCATTACTATCATGGTGCCAGCCCACCTCATACTCCGGCCGCTCTACCAGCGACCAGTCAGGACGTCCATATCCGTCAATCCTGCTGTTATCTAAGCTGTACTCCTTACAGCATACTGCTCCGCCATTGGCAACCACCTCGCTGCCGTCACTGGTGTTGCCCTCAATGGTCCTAACCTTGGTCATGGTGACCTCATAGACGATGCCTGTATGACAGATGCGCTGGGAGTTTTTAAAAAATATCT